ATAAAGACTACTTAAATATATGTGTTACACACACACCAAGAAGAAAGAAAGAGAAACAAAAGAAAAAGAAAAGTATATAAAAGAAAAAGAAAAAAAAGAGAAAGAAAGAAGATTCCCAACTACCTAAAACACAACTCCGTGTGTGCGTAACACCTCAAATCTAACAACAAACCACGAATCTAAACTAATAAAAAACCATTAACTATTTAAGCTTTACTATATTCTAATGATTATCAACCCTAAGGGAGGAGGAGTCTTAATATACTTCTTCTTTCTTTTTTTAATAAAAGCAGCCTTTTTTTACTAACTTAACACTATGCCCCCTTTCTTGTATTGGCTTTTAATAACATATATTCGAACATATATGTTGCTCTTATGCTTAATGTTCGCATAACCGCGATTACATAAGTTTTAAATAATTGTCTTCCCTCAAAAGTTCCTCTTTTGAGGTGATTAATGTCCTAAACTTCTGCATTTATATTTGCTCATATTAAGCATAAGAGGTGCAAGGCAGGGGGGGAATTGAGACAGGACTAATAGCAATCTCTCGAGAGATTGCCCTGTCTCAAGGGGGGGATGCCTAAACACAAAGCATATATGTAGTTAATCGCTACACCGAATAACTATTTAATAATACAGAGGGAAATAGACACCTCCATTTCCAGTGGAAGTTCGCATAACCAAGAATTTACACACTACATTCTTATTTACACACTACATTTACACACTACATTTACACACTACATTCTTATTAATTGTCACTGAGTGGTAGTGACACATTTGAGTATATTTTAAAGGGAGCTCGTCTCTTTTCCGACGCTCAGTAGGGGGGGGAAAAAGGGGGGGGTCAAAGGGTAGAAATTTTTTTTAAATAATGACTTGGAGGGTGGGGGAGAACAACTTATGAGAAAACTCCCCCTTGGTGTATAGAAAGCAAGAAACTAAATACAAAAAACTATTTAAAATCTTCTATCAATAATAAACTATGCACTACGACACGTGGCAACAGCAGATATTAGACGCTACTGGCGATTTAGTAGCCAATACAGGGCGACAAGTAGGCAAGACTATGACATTTTCCCATAAAATAGCAAAATATATGCTTAATAACCCCAAGCACAAGGTCATAGTAGTTTCACTAACCGAAGACCAAGCGCAACTTATTATAATAATGGTCTTAGATTATTTAGAAAAAAATAATAGACCCTTAATTCAAAAAGGCAAAAATAAACCCACTAAAAGTAGGGTTTTCTTAAAAAATGGCGCTTCAGTAATTTCACGACCAGTAGGAAACACAGGCGATGCAGTAAGGGGTTTCACAGGCAATGTTTTATACATAGATGAGGCTTCAGGTATGCCAGAAATTATGTGGAAAGCATCAATGCCGACTTTAGCCACTACTGGCGGGCAAATATGGATGTCATCAACTCCACGAGGGAAATTTATTGGTAATACATCAGAAAAAAACTTCTTCTTTAAATGCTGGGAAAACTTTGAAGATAGATGGCAAGTTTTTAATATCTCCACAGAAGAAGCTTATAATAATAGAAAAATAAGCGAAGATTGGACCGAAGAAAAAAGAGACAAAGCTTTAGTTTTTATTAAAAATCAAAAAGCGATTCTTTCAGAAATGGAGTATAACCAAGAATATATGGGGATATTTTTGGACGATATGCGACAATGGTTTGAAGACGATTTAATAAGACAACAAATGACAGAAGAAAGACCTAATAGAATAATAAAAGACCGCGAATACTACTTGGGAGTAGATGTTGCGCGTATGGGCGAAGACGAAAGCACCTTTGAAATCTTTGAATTAAGAGGCGACCATTTATTCCAAGTAGAAAATCAAATAACAACTAAAACTACTTTAAATGAAACATTCACACACATAGTAGAACTTAATAAATTATATAACTTCACAAAAATCTTAATAGATTCAGAGGGGATAGGCGTTGGTGTTTTTGACTGGTTAATGTTTGATGATGACACAAAGGATATAACAATTTCAATAGACAACAGCAGGCAAATTATAGGCAAAGATGGAAAGACAAAAAAGCTGCAAAAGACCTTAAAATATTCTTGGTTCAAGATGATGATGGAAAGAAACAAAATACATCTACTAAACGAAGAAAAGGTTTTCCAATCTTTTAAAAGTGTTCAATATGCTTACACCAACGACTCTTTAGGAACAAGACACCTTAAAATCTTCGGTAATTACACTCACATCGTAGAAGGTAGCACAAACGCAGGCTGGGGCGGAAAAACAAAACATTTAAATCTCACTATATACTCAATACCGACATAATGGATTTAATAAAACCCACTACTGAAAAAGAGAAAGAAAAAGGCGAATCATATATTCTTGAAGATAAAGATTATTTATTAATAAGGGCTATTCAAGAACTCACACAACAAATAAGGAGATTAGCAAATAAATAATGGCAGCAGCAGGAACACTCGCAACAGATGCACAAATTCTTTTAGCAATAGGAGCAAATGCAAGCGCTGCTCAAATTTTAGGAACTAACACTGATATATGGATTTTAATGGCAGAGGCAGATATGGAAACAGCCGCAGGGAATGGTGTTGGGCTTGTTGCAAATTATGCAAGTATAACCGCTTCTTATAAACAATGGTTGGCTATGGTGGCATCGCATAGGGCTGCTTTTTATGGTATTAATCAAAACCCCAATTCTTGGACTTTGGCGACCGCACAATCTAAATTAAATGTAATTGATAGCATCTGGCAAGAGTTTAAAGTAAAAATAAAAGATAAAGATGTTATTGATGATATGGGATTATAATGCCACTTAAAACCCCTGAATTAACAAAATTTACAACTGCCAGCCAACGATTAGCCACTTATGATTGGGAAGATTTAGCAAATGGTATAGGATATAGAAATTTTTATCCTTGTGAGACAGAAAATGGGAAGATTTTAGTTACTACAACAAGTGTTTATGCCACAAACGATAAGAGATATACTCGGACAGATATTGGGGCTTATGATGAAGATTTTGATATTGTTTTGGGAAAACCTTTAACTATTGATGGTGATGTTTTAGTTACAATTCCAGCTTATTTTAAAAATAATTCGGGGGGAACAATAACTGTCACAACAGACGCAACTTTCAAAATAAGAAAGTGGGATGGAACTACTGAAACAGATTTAGCAACTGGAACTGCAACTATTGCCAAATCTATTCCAGCAACATCTATCTCGGATGGTATATGGTCTTTTAGTTTAACAATAGATAATGTTCATTTTTCAGCAGGGGAGACATTAAGATTTTCAATAAGTGGCACAGATGCTAATGACCATCTTTTTTTATATAGAGACCCAGCAGCAACCGCCCCTGATATCTCGACAAGCGAACTTGCAACGACAAGAATGACTTTGGCAGTTCCAATAAAAATTGAAGATTAAAAATGGCAGAATATAATTTATCAAACGCAACAACAACCGACCTTGCAAACCAAGTCCCGGACTTCATAGTGGAGAGTATGGCTTTAGATGTAGCAAATGATGGGAATGGAGAAACTTATGTTTATTATGATAAGGCGATAGAGAATTATGGTTATTATTTTAGCCATCCACAAATAGCATCGAGGATTAATTCTTTATGCACTTGGGGATTTGGACAGGGGTATATTGTGGAGAACATGAGGAATAAAGTAATTCTAGAACACATAACAGGAAACGGAAAGGAAACTTTTAATTCAATTATTTGGAATCACGAAGCAATAAAGTTACTGAATGGTGACTCCTTCATGGAGATTGTCAAGAAGAAGAATGTTTTAATTAATTTAATAAACATAAGCCCGGAGAGGGTTAAGACAGTATTCAAAGATACTCGGATAATAAGATATGAGATTTATAATGGTAAAAAGTGGATAAAGAAAAGCATTAGAGAAATATTTCATTCTATGAATAAGAAGATTGGCGACCAAATACATGGAACATCAGATATTCAAACTAATAAAAAAGTTAATGATGCTATGATTGAAGCTTTTGAGGATGAGAGGATTATTAAACATAGAGATAAAGCTCTCGGAGTTGTCTATTATAAGACAAACAATGCAGGAAAAATATCTTATGCAAATGCCCAAATTGAGAAAGCAGTTAAAGATGGGGAGATGGTTGGGCTTCCAGAAGACACAGCTAAAATAGAACCATATCCAAGTAAGTCATCAGAAGATAGACAAAACTGGTTATCTTATGTAGAAAATTTAGGTTATCAAACTGGGGGAGTTCCGAGAAGTTTAGTTACTAGTGACGGAACAAGTGAAGTTGGAGGAATTAATGGACATCTAATATTTGAGCCTATCTATGGAAAAGAACAATTAGACATGGAAAATGAGTTTTGGAATCAATTAGCAATCAAAATTAAATTTACTAGACCCCCAAGTTTAGCCCCTAAGACACAAGAGAACGCAGAGAAAAACACAGGTCAAACTTCAATACAACCAGCTGAGGTAGAGCCTAAGCTCAATAGATAATGGCAATAAAAGATATATTATTTGGAACAGAGGATTTTGAACAGGACCTTTTAGGTGGGGGAATATATAGACCTAAGTCTGAAGCTCAAAAAAATTGTGAGGCAAAAGGTGGTAAGTGGATAAATGGGGCTTGTGTATTGCCTGAGGCTAAGCCTGAGGCTAAACCTGAGATTACTCAGACAATTTCCAAGAAGTCACAAAGTCAATTAACTTGTGAGGCTAAAGGGGGCAAGTGGGATGAAGCGAAACAGACTTGTATAATGCCCGAAGCTATAACTAGGCAAAGGTCTATTGAGAAGCAAGCAACCGAAGATAAAAGTCAGTTTGGAGCATTAAGAGATTCGGAAACTGGGAGGCTTAGTGGTTTTGAAATAGGGGGAAAAACCTATTTAGGAGTTTCTCCAGAAGAAACAAGAAAAGCAATAGAGGCAGAAGCAAATAAGCAAGAGTTAGAAATCGGGGGACAAGCAGAGGCAGTTTTAGAACAAAGAAGACAAGAACTTCAAACGCAAGGGGTAGAATATGCCGGACAAATTGGGGGCTCTCCAGATGAACAAGCATTATCACAAATACAATCAAGCCTAACACAAGGTAAAATAGACCATTTAGCAGCTTTATCTTCTGCTGTTCCGGGTCTTATTCCCGACTTCTTTACAGGGTTCGGGGCTACGGCAATTCTTACAAAAGGCGCTACTAAAGGGATTGCCCCAACTGTTGTAGGTGTTGGCAATTTGGCTTTAGGGGTATTTAGGTCATATGTAAGTGATATATCTAGACAACAAGGGGATATTATAGAAACCCCAATAAGAACCTTAACAGAATCAAAAGGCGTAATGACTTCTATAATAGGGATGCAAAACGCTAACCCTCAAGCGTCACAGCAGAATCTTGATGCTTACAATGTTGTAAGAACTACAATCGATATGGAGTATGAACATTTAAAAGAGTTAAGTGACAATGATTTAAACAAATTCTTAGGGGAGAACGCAATAAATCAGATGAAAGAATATGAAGTTTATTATTTACCCTATGGGGAAAGATGGCAGTTCGACCAAGAGATGGCATCAGCTTTAGCAAACCCAGACCCTTCTAATACTAGAATACCTTTTGATATACAAGAACTTCTTAAAAAGAAGATTGAGGAGAAATTATGATGACAGAACAAATAATTGGATTAATTGGAAGTTTAGGTTTTCCGATAGCTATTTGTGTTTTTCTTTTATTAGAAAGAGGCAAGACATTAAAAGAATTAACAAGGGCTATAAATGATTTAAGCTTATTAATCAAAACAAAATTAAAATAAATCAATACATTTAAATAGGGGTGACACACTTAATTTATATGAAAATATTAGATATTCATACGAAAATGTTAGATAAACTATATGGAATGACAGAATACCAATTTAGAAGCATAGTATTTATCTTTTTCACTCTCTTATTATTAAACTCTATAACGAATTTATTACGGACGATATGGTAGATGAACAACCAAGTAAGACTGACACAGCAGGAGCAGAAGTTAATAAACCTACTGAGGAAGATAAGGAAATTAACCCGATGCTTGTCGAGGCGAGGAGTCTCGCAGAAAGGATTGAAGAAGGCAACACGAAGTCAGAAGAATTACTAAAGAAGCAAGAGAAACTTTTAGCAGAACAAGCCTTAAGTGGAACTGCTGGGGGAAATGTTAAAGCTAAAACTCCCCATATAGAAACAGATGGAGAATACACTCAAAGAATAAATAAAGAAGTTGCAGAGGGAAAACACAATGACTGAAGAAAAAGACGAAAGTTTTGAAATTATTTCTTTAAAAGAAAAATTCTTAAAAGACCAATTAGCATTATCAGAAGATGCTTTAATAAAATCCGAGTTTAATGTAAGAATCAATAAATTAATTATTCAAATTCTTAAAGAAGATATTAAGGAAGAATCTAATAAAAATGCACATTAGTTTTATTCCTTATGGAGAGCGTTCTTGTGTTGAAAGAATGTTGAAAGATATGGAATCACAAAAATTCTTAATGCCTATGACTAAAGGAAAGAAAAAAAAGGGAGCTTGGATTCCAGGACAAATTAGAGATTTACCTTTAGGATTTAAAGAATATGTTTTTTGTAAAGAAAGTTTAGATATGGTTTTAAGGACATTAGAGGATAGCGGACAGGGAACTTATGGAACTAATTTTAAGAAGTTGGCTTATCCTTTCATTAGGAAATTATTAAAACTTAAACCACTCCCAAAATATGATAAAAAGGGAACGTGTTATTTATGGACTAAAACATTTGTAAGTATAATAGTTTTAGGAATTAGAGAAGATGGGGAAATCATAGGGGAATATATTGATGACAAAGGCTGGAAACACGAAGCACTATGATTTGGGAAATACATTTCTACGCTATTTTAATGATTTTAATAAAACTTTATCAATTAAGAAAAGAAGGAAAGATTTAAATAACCGCTTCACCGAATAACTCTTATGACTAACGAAGCAGTATTAAAAGTTGAAACTCATCTTTCTATTAATTTTACTTGTTCTACACCAGTTACTATTGAGAAAGGGGCTATTTGTAAAATGACTGACCCTATGACTGCATCTTTAGCCGATGGCAATAATGATATAGTGGCAGGGATTGCCCAAAGTGAGAAGTTAGCATCAGAGACCTCACAGACTTCGGTAGCAATTTATAGAGGTGGTATTTTTAGAGTCACCGTTTGTGGTAATGCGAGCGCTGGTGACCCAGTTAGCACAGCAGCAGGAACAGGTGGGGCTACAAATAACGTTTATAAAACTCCTACTAATGTTGAGAATGTTCTTGGGATAATGTTGGAAGATGCAACAGATGGTCAAACTAAATTAATGGAACTTCGTCCAACTACGATGTCTTTAGCATAATGGCAGATACAGCAGGACAAGCATTAATTCGTGGCATTAATATTGACAAGGTAGCAAAAAATTATGAGAATGAAGCTTTAATTTTTAAACCAATGCTTTCTAATAGCCCAACAACTGCAAGGGAAGTAAGATGGTATCAAAAAACTACTGGCTTTTTATCTTTAACTGCTCCAGCAAAAATAAGTAATATTGCTCCAGGAGCAAGACCTTTTGTTGTTGAGACTTCTTGGACACGAAATACAACTTATACTAAAAAATATATGTTAGATTCTCCAATGATTAATATGGAAGATGAAAGCGATAGTGAAGTTCAAGTCTTCTTGGATAATGCAAAAGATGTTGTTGAAGCTTTGGCTTACGACCAAGATAGTGACATCTGGGATGTTATCAGTGAAAATCAATCTGCATCTACTATTAACTCTGTTACAACAAATGCTGCTTGGGATGCAACAAGTGGTCAAGACCCATTTGAAGATATTATGCAAGCAAAGCAAGAAATAAGAGAGGAGACAAAGAGAAGCATTAGAAATGGAGTTTTGTTAGTAAGTGCAAAAGGGGAAAAAGATTTGCTTGTTTGGTTAGTTTCAACTAAAGGTTCAAGTGTGCCAAGTTTTGCAAGTGAGAAAGTAGGCACAGGAACATTAAATAATTTTGCAGGATTAAAAGTTGTTGTTTCTGAAAATGTGACAGCAGATTATGCTATGGTTGCAGACCTTAAACAGGCAGCATCATACAAACAATTCAAACCATTACAAACTTGGATAATAACAGAAGAAGGAATTGGTAGAAAAATAAGATGTTCTACAAATGGAGTAGCTATTCTTGAAAGACCTAAATTTATCGCACTGATAGACGGAACTGAATAAAATGACTGACGAAAACGCTAAAAAAAAATATACCCGCTTAAAATTTTTAATTGATGGTAATTATAAATCTGGCAATCCAGTGAGAGATGAGTTAATAGTGTCAGATGCTAAAAAGCATATGGCTGACCTATTGAAGAAAAGACCTAATATTGTTTTTGAAGAAGAAGTTAAGCCAGAAGTTAAGCCAAATAAATTTAAGGGGCATAAATAATGGTAGAAGGTGAAGCTGGTTCTAATACTACTAACGTAGGAAATTCAACTGGAGTAATTGGATTTTATGCTGCTACACCAGTAACACAACAAACAATCGCTTCTCTTTCAATGTTAGCACTTCAAACAGCATTAGTAAATTTAGGATTAATAAAAGTTTAAGATGACAGCAGGAGATACACACGTTGCTATTGTTGAGAATGGAACAGCTGCAACTATTAAAGTCGCTTTAGATGCTGCTATTACTGCAACAAGTGCAGCTGCAAGAGTAACCGTTTGTCAGTTAGAAATGGGAAAAGTTTTAATAACAGCTATTGAAGTATAATTTTATAAATTCTCTTTCTCTATTAAATTATGACAAATCCCAATAAAGGAACTAAAGGCACTAAAGAAATTAATAAGGATTATGATGAGTTTGAAACTTCTGGGAGACAAATTAATTTAGTTGCTGAAGGCTTAAATGGAATTAAAACAAGAGTTCTTAAAAAAGAAAAGGCTGGTTTATAATGGGAGCAGCAAAAGAATATTTAAAAAAGTTAGCAGTAGAAAGAGATACTGATAAACTTATTCAAGAGAAAAAAACACCTATTGCCAAAACAAATAGTGGAGATGGTTTATTTATTCCAAATCATTCTGGGCAACATACAGCAGGAACAACAGGCACACCTGTTGATGATTTAGATATTGCTAATAAGGGTTATGTAGACTCTCAAATCTCTGGGGAAAACCACTGGGATGATACAGGGACAACTTTAGAGCCTTATCACGCAGGAAGAAATATTTTGACAACTGGGAATGTGCAAGGTGTAACTCAAGCAGAATTTAATACCCTTACAAATGACTCAATGGCTGATGCTCTCCACAGACATTCAGAATTAAGCGCAAGTGATGGAAGCCCTAACCCTGCTTTAAGTGTAGATGCTTCTGGAAATGTAGGAATAGGAATAACAATTCCAGATGCTAAATTAGATATTGTTAATGACTTTGTGGGGTTCGATGCTAATGGACAATTAAAAGTTCAGAATTTAGACCAAA